AATGTTTCCATTCCCGCCGGGATTTCATTCTCTCTTTTATAATCGTTAATTATATTTGTCACACAATCGTGTAACATGGTTACGTGTTCCATCTCGGCTAGGGATAACTTGTAATACGTATCTGCACGCTGGGGGTATTCGTCTTCAACTTTGTAAGCACACTTTATATAGCGTTCTGCATCTTCAAGCTCGGAATCAATCTTACGCGAAATCTTTTTGATTATTTCCATCATACGTCACCACCTTAAGTAGTTGTTGAAGCGGCGTATGGTGTCCATTTACCCATTACAGACAATAAATACTGACTCTGCTCTGCATTGATTGCCTTGTTCTGCTCGTTCTGCAAAGCAATCTGTGTATCTTGAAGTCTGTTCTCAAGCATGAGCGTTTTGATTGAACAGCCATTGTGTTATCATAAAGGTTCTTTATCCTTTATTTCTTATGGTTTCCCATAAGTTCAGACTATATCTTCATCCTATAACTAGGAGCCGGGCACTCGTGTTGGGTTTATTGGTTTCCGTCCTCACCCATTAGTCGTTGAGCCTTCCAAGGTACTGTTATCGGATTTCCCTTGGCTTGGTTGCTGATTGCCATATTGACAAATATGTCCTTTGTATGGTTTATTCTTCCGTAAAGCTTTTGACAGATAACTGTCATTGCCACCTACGGCTTTTGCGGCTTTCTTTATGCTTTCATAAGCGATACCATCTATAATTACGGAGATTTTTTCTTTTGTTCCGCAATTATTAAGTATTTTTAGCTCTTTAGGTTGTTCTCCATAATAATAACAACGCTTATGATCTTTTGTATAACCTCTTTCAAGCCAATAAAGAAATAACTGGGGCGACACGCTATATGAAGCTGCTGCACTTGCCAAGCTACCATATATTTCATCTTCGATACATACCTTTCGGGAAATCTTTTCAGCAACCTTCCTTGAAACATTTTTGTCTTTCATGGGATTGTTTGTTGTCATTCTTTCCCTTTGGCTTATGGCTTTCATAACATTATTCTTTGAATACCGCGCTCTGTATTCATCATTCCACCAAGCTGTTGTTCCGCCTGTTCCACCGTTGTAAATATTACATACGCATTGCCCTTTTAGTTTAAGCTCAAGTACCCTTTCAAATTCATATTCAAAAGCGTCTTTTTCTTGCTCAAACTCTTTAACGATTCTGCTTTCACAATTGTGTTTGAGTATCATTTCATTGAATAATCTGTTATGTTTTCTAACCTTGTATCTGTTGCGTGTACCTTTCCCTACATAAATTATTTCTCCGGTTTCTACAATAAACCATTCATATACATAGAACATATATTCGCCCTCCATTGTCTTAATTGTACATTAAGTGTGTGTGGAAAGCAAATATTTGTCAACTTAGGTTTCCAGCAATTCACCCGATTGCCAATGCGTATTACTACGCATAAGTGCCTACTGCTTTAATCGCAAAAAGATTTCTAATGACTAATAGAATCTTTTTCAAGCACTCATTAAGCTGTGCGCCAAGCGCTGCCATGCCCTGTCTTACATCGGCAAAACCGCTTGAGATATTCTGATTAACCGCATTGAAGCCCTGAACCGCTGTAAGTACATTGGTGTTGTTCTGATTGCTTAAGAACATTGTCTGATTGTCTATAAGACGTGCTGTCTCATAGTTGTTGTTGGCTGAGCTTAAGAGTACGTCTCTTATGCCCTCCTGTGTAGCCTGATTGTTTACTGCTTCGTTTACGTCCTGAACAGTAGCAAAGTTAGGCATAGGAACCGCTCCACCGCGTCCACCGCCAAAACCAAAGCCGCCACCAAACAAGATCGCGATAATTAGAAAAGCACCGAGCCAATCAGAACTCATAAATGAACTCTCTGACATTTCCATATCTCCCTTCTATATTTATATATAACCTTGCAAGATTATTTCCTTATAAAAGAACTGACTTTGTTCATAATAGAAGTCTTAGCCTCGTTTATGTCCTGCCCTTTGTCTTTATAAAGCTGCTCCGCTGCCATACTCGGATTGTTTAAATCAAGTCCTTGTAATGCCGGATTTGTTTTAGCAAGATTTTGAAGGAATGTCTGAGGGGATTCGCCTCTCATCATGGCTCCAACTGCTTGCATCATTATGTTACTCTGCGGCGTCTGATTTCCGCCTAGCATTTGTAGTATTGGATTTTGCATTTACAATTTCCTCCAACTTCTTTATGCGATCTTCAAGTGATTTAAAAACGTCGCTCTGCGTCTCTTCTTCGTGCGGGGAAATATCATAAGGAGTTAAGGTTTTATATCCCGCTCCGTCTGTCTGCACTAACCATACAATAGGCGCAGTCGTATCAAGAAGTAATACGCTGGAATCAGGTGACATTTGAAAAGCATTTGCGCCGCCTCTTCCGTTTACCTTTATTACCTCTTGTTTATTAGTCTGTTGGAGTAAAAGCTGAGATAACTGTTGATTATAAGGGTACATTTTATGTCCTCCTTTAAATCAATTATCTCAGTCCAATACATGATACAAAATGATGTAAACGTGTTTTATTTGTGCTATTTATGTGCTATTTTTGTGAGCTTTTCTTCGGCTTCATACACTATCTTCTTTACGTGCCTTACCGATAGCTCAAATTCTTCGGCAAGCGGCTCATAGCATATTCCATCTAAAAGCCGCCTCTTTAATATCTTTCTATCCCTTTCATTGAATATCCATTCGTCAATTAGTTTCTCTAATTCAGTCCGTGATATATTCATGATCTCCCCTTAAGAGTCTCAAACATATTTATTCAAGGGAGTGGATTATTTTTTGAGTAGTTCATTGACTTTTGCTTGTACTAAAGAGTAATCATAACCAGCAGCCGCAAGCCTCGCTTTTCTGTCCTCTCCATTTCCCCATTTGCCATCTAGGACTTCCAAGGCAACCTTGTCAATGTTTTTCTTATAGGACGTATGTAAATCAAGTTCTGTTATGCCATCATAGTCAACATCCATGTCAACTCTCGTGGGTATTCCTGGCACAGTTCCCTTTGACGAGAACTGCCAGCCAACAGCATAATCACTTGAAGGTTTCAGCGGGGAATCAGGGTTGTATTTTCCATTATCACCCGCCGGATATCTTGCGATCCAAAAATCAAAATCCCTCTTTAAATCATCATGTATCACATTCAAGAACCAATCGCGATTACAATATATTCCACAGAAATAACCAGCCATTGTGAAGTGATACGCATAAATATAGCAAAGGTTCCTGATAAACTCTTTTCCCTTTGCCCTTAAATCAGCCGACTCTAAATCAAGCCAAATACCATATTCAAGTTTTCTTCCTTTTAGGTGGTTAAGAAGTGCTTTTGCATCTCCAACAGGGTCAGCCATCGACGCATTAGCGATAAATATATACACGCCTCTGTCTATTCCGTGTTTACCCGCCTCTTCATAGTTGTACTCAAAGGTTTCATCTATCCTATGGGATTGCGCTTCATACATTGCTTTCATAATAGAAAAAGAAATGCCGCTTGCCGCGACCTTATCCCATTCAATAGTCTTTTGGTAATGGCTTACATCTATTCCTAGTTTTTCGCCCATTTACTTATCCTCTTTACTAACAAGTATATCAATAGCCTTTATAAGAACGGGCGGTAAAGGTAAGCCCATTGTAGCCGCGTTCTCTACAATACTGATTAACTCGTTTACACAAAATCCTATTACAACTGCGTCTCTGATATAGTTTGTGCCTATCATAAGGTCAAGTCTATAAGCGATTAGCACAAAGAATAATGTCATGCTCTTTTTGGCAAGGCCCTTCCATCCAGCCTTACTATTTAAAGCCCCGGTCTCGCTCTTATTTGATGCCTTGAATACTCCTGCTACGAGAAGACCTGAAATATAATCAATAATCATAAAAATAAGTAATGTAGTCAATCCAGCACTCCATCCTCCAAGTAATGTAGTAATTGCTGCGCCTACTAGACCTATAAAAGCTGAAAAAATATTTTTGTTCTGCATAAGCTATCTCCTTAATGGTACTCGTTCTTTACAACCGCTCCTACTTCATTCACAACCATGCACAATACATGATTTACTGACTCATTAGCCATTGCGCTTGCAAGTACCTGGTGCAAAGCCATAATAGCTAATCGCTCATTGTCATACTCTGTGATCTGTTTCGCTGTGCCTGTGGTTGTGTTTTCAACTTCAAGTACATAGAATTTCATAGCATTTCTCCTTTCTATTATGTTTTAGTGTATTCAATGATTGCAAAGCCCGCTAAAGTGTGGCGGTCTGTTCCACTTGTTATAGTGAGGTATGCGCCTGTGAGTGTAAGTATTGTCTGACCGCCGCCGTTTGCTGTTAACATAGGCAAAGAAAAGAAATTTCCGTCCGTAACCATTCCGCGAAGTGTTATTACTGTGCTTAGATTAGTTATTCCGTGCGGTACGGTTTTTGTGGCGTTATTTGGAAGGTTTCCAATATCTACTACTTTTCTATAAATTGGCTTGCCATCAATCCATGTTTCTCCAGTTAATACTTCACTTGTAGAGTATGTACCCCCCCACTTTTGACACTAGGAAAATACGGCATTTGAGCCTCCTTTCATTCTTAACTTATTATCCATGATGTTGATACTGCATAAGTTTGATTAGCTTCCGCACCGCTCAAGCCAATAACAAGATTGTTATTGTATAAATTAACAGCAGCTGTTTTGTTTGCTGTCCAGCAATTCTGGGCAGGGACTGTTAAATTCCCGTTATATGGTTGATATTTTACCGGAACTGAACAAATAACTTTATCAGAGCCAACAGATGACGGAGTTTGAAATCTAATGTATAAATTTACAATCTTCTCGTATCTTGTCACTTTTAAAACACTGACACTTGCCATCTGTGTGCCTGTTGTGCTAAATTCTGAGGATATATCTTCTATACCCCCCCACTTTTGACACTAGGAAACATCGGCATTTGAGCCTCCTTTCTACTCTTCCTCGTACAATATACCTATTTGCGCGTAGGTATTATTTTGTGATACGCGAGGCATGAAAATTAGATTGTCGTTATAAACAGTAATCGTTGCATTATAATCAGTTGCGTTATATCCATAACAACGGTACAGCGTAATACTACGTATTTGGCTTGCATGAGCAATTGTATTGTTTGTAACCGTAGATATCGCCCTTGTTATGGAAGTGTTAGCTGTAACGTTTCCTAAAGAAACTGAGCCTGAATAATATTTAAGCGTAGACTCGTTTGGTTCTACTTTTGCGCTATTAAGTAAAGCCATTTACTCACCCCCTTATCTCTAAACCTACCGTTACAGGGGAAGTCTGTGCGGGGAAGGTTATTACTACGGTGTTTGCAGTTGATGTATTTACCGATGTGTGATTTAATTCAGGATCAGTCAAAATAGTGCATTTTGCTGTGGCTGTAATTGCCGCATCGGAAAATGTAACCGTTGTACTGCCAGCCGCTAATGTCGCGGTCAGATATTTGTACGGTACGTTTTCAAACTTCTGTGAAGTCGCATTGTAACGAAGCATATCACCATCTGCAAGTGATGTGAGATTTACGTCTGACAATGAAGCAAGGGCGTTTACTACCTCGGCCCATGTACCGTCACCGCGTAAAAACTTTGCTAAATCAGCAATTAAGGGCGCGGGTACAAAACCATGTGAACCATTGGCTTCACTTGTAGCACCAACCATATCAACCGTAGTTTCCTTTATGGTGTTGATCTCTGTCTGAACATTAGATAATGAAGAATCTGTATTGGTGTGAGGAATCATATCTGACGAATAATCGCCGCTCTCAGGCTCTACAATTCCACTTCTGCCATTAAAGGTTGTTACACCGCCCCCGGCTGCTGCCTGAGCAATCTCCGACCAATACTTAGAGTTATTTGTTGCCTCGTCGCCTCTTACGCCCGTATTACCTACGGCCCATGACTTAGCAAGTTTAACTTGATCGTCAATTCCCGCTGCACTTGCCGCTGCTGCCTGTGCACTTGCCTGAGCATTTGAAGCGTATGTTCTTGCGGTTCCTACATATCCGCTTGCCTCTGTTGCACTACCAGCCGCCGCAGATGCACTTGTACTAGCCGCATTTGCATAGTTTGAAGCTGTACCAACAAAAACCTCTGTTGCGTTCTTTGCCGCTGTTGCGTCTGTTGAAGCCCCGGATGCTGTTGTTGCAAAGCCTTCCGCTTGCTCTGCATAGTATTTAGCTGTCGCATTTGCATTAGAGTTAAAGTTTGCAACCGTTATCTTATTAGTGGTGGTTCCATCGTCTATTGCAATGTAGCTGGAATCAGGGGCTTGTGTTGTAGCCTCTAATTCCGAAATCATAATTTTTGACATTCCGCGCCTCCTTATGCTGACCTAACATAACGGTTAATTCCGTACTGATCCGTACTGCCTAGCTGTGTCCATGTGCCATATCCTAAAAGTGCCGCAGGACTAACCGTTGCTGTTGTCATAAAGATTGTGCCGATGGGATAACAGAAGTTAAATACCTTCTCGGAAATATCGTAGTTTCCTACGTAGGCTTCAACCGCTGAGGAAGTGGGTACGGCTGTATCTGAATTAGTCATTGTCCTTTGTACATTCTCGATTCCATCAAAAGTCTGTACTAAAGAGTCGTAACCCTCTTTTACGGTATCTGTTATCGCGTCGATTGTGGTCTTATTTGCGTGGGTATGTTTAATTTCTGAACTTTCTAGTGCAATAACCGCTAAAGCCGCCAAAATGGACTGTATGTTCTCATTTGCGGTAATGCCATTAGGAACCGTGGCTCCTAAGTTGGCTGCAGCCGTTGTTGCTCCTAGTTCGTCAATATGATCGTTTATGAAATCAAGAGCGAGGTTTCCCAGCTCATCCATTACTTCTTGCATTTCCGGAGTGGTAAGCTCCGGGGTATCGGGCTTTCCTACATTACCCTTTCCCGCTCTCATTTCATCTGTTACTTTAGAAAATGACATATACCCTCCTTACTTAACGTTGCCGCCTTGAGTGTACTCAACAGCAAAGTCATTTATACCAAGGGGTTCATTTAATTTGCCATTAGCAAATCTGAAACGAACGTGATCTAGTTTCTTAAGCCTTATCTTTGTTGCTGTAACTCTCTGCGTCTTGTTAGTTGAGTATGTTAGTTTTGAGTAAATAAGGTATTTATATGAGAAATACTTAAGTGTCTGTGTATCTTCCTTAAGCATCTGCCAAGTACCGTTTTTCTGAGCGTATATTTCAATAGATGAGGAAATCTCCGGCATACAACGTACTGCAAGATATCTATAAGTTTTCTTCTTATAAAATAACTTCTCAGATATATCCGCTGTTTCCCATACCGCGTTAATAGGTTCTCCATCATCGTTATAGGACGCCAATAATTTCTCATCGGTGTTCCATTTATAAATTCCACCGTTATAACTACCGAAATACAGCTCTGAACCAATTTCAAAAAAGCAACTAGCGGGTATGTTGGTAAAGTAGAATCCTGCATACTGTCTAGTTGCATAAGGTCTTGACTTGTCTGTGTGCATGGGCTGTAAGCCATCCAATACATACAAGTGGTCGTTTATCGCTAATATGTAATAATCCTTCCATGTGTAAGCAAAGGCGTTTTCGAGATTTTCTTCTTTTAAGAGCTTTCCTTCAAGGTAATAACTTCTATCCTGCGCGTATTTCTCACCTGTGATATCCTGGGCTGTTACCGCAAATACTCCTAAACGTGTCAGGAATACGGGTTCTGTCGCAAGATATGAAAAACAATACTTTGATATCGCACCCGCTCCTTGTAAGGTGTTTATAAGCTTAAATACGGGTTCATCGTCAACCAAGTCACCTTCTCTAATAAGAATTGACTGTGACAGCTCGTTAAAGTCTTTATGCGCTGCAAGGTAGTTGTTTATAATGGAATATCCCATAATAGCCGATGTATCGGAACCAAGTTTTGAATACCATACGTCCGCAAAATACGTAGGATCGTACTGCTGTGAAAACCAGTCACAATTTATATATGTAAATAGCTTTCCGTCTCTCTCGCCTTGGTCTGGGTTTCCTGATATAAACAATCTATCGTTAGCACCGTTTACACCAAACATAGCGCCAATAGTGCAATGGTTTATTCTGTCTGCATAGCCGGGAACCGTTCTGTACGCCTGAATCTTTACGTTATCTTCACCCGATATAGGACTAACACCGGGGGCCGTATTAAATGTTACCTTGCCCGTTGTACGGTTTACGGTAAAGTCCGTATTCTCGGTCTTGGCTACCCATTGTCCACTACTATTTAAAAGCCATGCCTGAACCGCTGTATCGTCTAAACCGCCAAAAGTAAGCTGAAATTCCCTTACGCTTGCTTGGTCTGACTTAACAAGGAACATTTCAATAAATGCTGGCTGTAATAGATTTAACGGCTCATAGTCTGTGCCACCACCCGTAGGGTTCTTTGAAATGGTAAGTGTAGGAATATAGGCCATCTGCTCAATAGGTCTTACTTCGTTTCCGTCAAATATCTTCGCCTTATAGCCATCCAATATAACTAACTTTTGGTCTAGCTGGAATGATACAGACTTATGCTCTGCCATTTCTGAGTAAATGACTGTTTCCTGAACGTCACCATTCAAAAGTACAATGTTGTCCTGTTCCTGATCTACAATTTCATTCTCTGAATGATCGGCCCAGTCACCACCTTTAGGTGCTCTTAAGTTATAAAGTTTTGTTCCAGCATGAACAAGCCATACGTCCGTTGTTGATAAATGGTGTACTCCGTAAATAGGTGCTCCATAATCAAACAACTTCTGATAGCCCATTCTCTTACGAATCTTACCCGGAACCGACCTTATCATGTTTTCAACGTTAGGTGACTTGGTATCATCAACCGTTGAACTCTCCGATGTGAAGTCTGCTCCTAAGAACTTTGAAGCCTCGTATACTTGTTTTGCCGGACTTCTTGGAATACTGAATCTAATACTCATTATGCCCACCCGCTAGAAGGATTGAATTTCTCTCTCTTTGGTATCATTGCGCTCTGATTAAGTGCTTCTCTGCCGACCTCGAACTCATTTCTATAAACCGTCGCAATGGCGTTGTCGTCGTCCTTATATAATTCTGCTGCCATATACAAGGGGATAAGTGCCGCTACTTCGGGGTCAAGTGATAAAACGGTATCATCAGGTGTTGCTAAAGTAATCTGCTGCGGATATGCCCTATAATGAATCACGTACATACCAACTTGTTCTCTTGGTATTACAAGGGTATTATCTGCCTCTTGGAAATACTTATTTGCAACGATATACTCGTTCCCGCTTGCTCCAAGGTCGTATAGTTCTGCGGGCGCAAGCTGGTAAAAATCATCGACTACGTCCGACATTTTGATCTTGATGTACTTTTCATAGGGCGGTACCTTTGTATCGTCTTCAAAAGCACAATCATAAAAGCATACGTTGGTTACTACTACGGGCGTTCTTGCCTCGATAACAAGGCTTATCTCACCCTCTCCTTCGGGGATATTCCCCTTAAAGGTCTTAAAGGAAGAGTCGTTTTCTTCTTCCTCCGGGAAAAAGTCTTTTACAACCTCTTCTCCGACATATAGCTTGCATGATGTAGGGAGGCCCGTGATATTGAAGTAATAACTCATTGCGCCCTCTGCCGTAAATGCAAGACTATCATTTACTACGGAATATGCCTTAAAGGTGTCTTTACCAAGAAGGTTCTCGAAAAGATAATTAAAATAACGATACTCCTTGATTATGAATTTTCCAGCGGTAGACAAAAGCTGTAACGCTTCATTACAAGCCGCTGGCATTGCATTTACGTATTCCATAGTCGCTGAATCATTCGGAATAGCTGTTGATGATCCCGTGATGGAAAACATTTTCTGTAAAGTTGTATATTTAATATCTTTCCATGTAGTCATTTCTTATACCTTTTTCTTTCGGCCTCGTCTAACAGGCTCCTTGACTTCTTCTTTTACTTCCTCTTCGGGTTCATCCTTAAATACGGGAATGTTTACATTAACGGCCTCTACTTCCTTAAAACCGTAATTTGAACCAAATACGGAAGTTACTTCATAGGTCTTTCCGTCTTTTTCAAATCTTTCACCGATATACATAATTACTCCTTAAAAAGAAGGGGGCAGTTTCCCGCCCCCATTTCCTTATCAATAAGATGTTGCTGTATCAAGTGTCATTGTTGCATCTGAGCAACCAAGCATCATTACATGTCTCCAGTTAGGGAATGTGATAGACATACGAGCGAATCCGTTGTATGTAAGGTTTCTGCTGTGTACGTCTGTATCTGTCATAATGTCAAGCTTTGTTCTGTCATAGAACTTTGTTCCCTGAAGGGCCTTAAGTGCCTCTGAGGACTGAAGGATAACAGGATGATTGCTCTGTGAGATAACAGGTGTCCACTCAGGGTCAACTACGAGTTTCCACTTGCCTCTCTGTGTGTTGATATCGTTGTGGTCTGAGCCAACTTCTCCGTCTGAACCGATAACTCTCTTTACGAAATCTTCGTACTCAGGATCGTTGCCAGGAAGGATGATTGTGTCGGGAATGAATCCTAAAACGTTTCCTCTGTCGTCCTTGAAGTTTCTCATCTTGTTAAGTGCCTTATTAAGTGCAACTGTGTTACTTCCAAGTACGTCTGAGAAGTAGTTAGCCTGTGTAGCTCCTGAAATGGACTTAAGATCATGTGCTGAATGGAAAAGTGACTTGTTATCGCCACAAGTTACGTCGATTGTTGCGTTGTTAAAGGAAATGCTTGATGTTCCCTCAACTGCATTTGTGATAGCCTGAGTTGCAAGTCTAGCACGAGTTCTCTTATAAGCCTGAACGAGATTTACTGTCTTCTGCTTTGCATCGTCAAGCATGTTATCATCCTTAAGCTCCTTAGAGATAACTACTTCGTTAGCGAATGTAGCGTGCTGTACGAACTTCTCATAGCCCTGCTCGAATGTGTCCTGAGCTGCTGCTTCGCCCTCAGCCTTTGCCTGAAAATCTCCAAGGCCGCCCATTGTGATTGACTTCTCGCCCCATCTCTTAGAGTTCTTTTCAACTGTAAGAGCTGTTACGATATCGTCATACTTATTTCTCTGTGCGTCTGAATCATAAATGCAAGCATCGAGTAGTGTAGCCCACTCATCCCATTCTCTGTTGTTTGCAAGCTCGCTTGAGCGTCTAATTGTAACTGACATATAAATTTACCTCCGTGATGAAATAGTCTTGTTGTACAAGGCTTTAAGCTCCTTCATTGACTTTTCAGGGAAGAGGTCTTTGAAATGCTCAACCATTGATGCCGGAATTTCTTCGGAAGAATCATCTACGTCAACGCTGGTTCCCGTTGACAAGTGGTTCTTTGATTTAACCTCATTGATCGCGGCTTGCTTTGCAGCGGCCCCCTTTGAGCTTGAAAGCCTGTCAAAGTTTACGAGTTTATATGCTTCGTCAAATCTCATACCGGGGTGTGTTTCCACGTACTGCACAACTGCGTTATAGGACGGGTCATTTACAATGTCGTCGATTGATGATTTAGTCTTGTCAAAAGCAAGGACTTTACTAAAATCTTTGTCTACAAGCTGCTGTGCGCGGTATGAATTTAACTCCGCTGTTACTGCTTTAGCCTCACGTACTGCGGGGCTGTTTTCTATCATCGAGTCGATTACATGAGGGTCTATGTCGTTTTCTTGCAATTTCTGTCTCATTTGCATACGCTCCTGGGCTGCCATTGCTTCAACATAGTCTCTTGCACTCGTGATAGGATTGCCCGTCTCAGGGTTCTTGTAACTACCAAACTGAGCGGCATAAAGGGAATTGATCTCGGCCTGTTGTCTTCTCAAGGCTTCGTTTTCCCTTCTCATCTGAGCAAAAGCGGCATTTGCCTTGTCCGTATCAAATTGAGGGGCGGTGGTTTCCTCTGTTTCACCTTCGGACACTTCTTCTGCTTCTGTCTGAGGCTCGGCGGCTTCCTCAACGTTTGCGCCTACGTCCTCACTAGGCTCTGCGTCTTCTGAGAAGAACTGCAAATTCATAGCGAGTAATTCTTTTTCTTTCATATTTAGTTCCTTTCATTTGTGATGTTTACGCTGTCCACATGCGAAATTTAGGTATAAAAAAAGAACCTTTACGGTTCTGTTACCTCTGCTTGAGGGTCGTCTGTGATTGTGAGTGGTAAGTAGATTGATTTAACTTCCTTCCCGTGATTAGAACAATTCTTGTTCCTGCAAGTGAAGGTCTGTTTTAAGAAAACCTTTCCTTCGTTCTGTACATATCCGCTCTCTTCAACTCTCATTTCAACCATACATTTCGGGCATTGCATTGACTTCTTCCTCCATGACTTCTTGCTGTTGCTGCATTTCGTTTATTCTCTCTTCAATAAGGTTAAGAATGACGGAAGCATTAGGATAACCGTTGGCTTTCATAATCGTCCAATAAGCCCTTGCTGTTTCAAGATCACCTACGGGGCCAAAAGCACCAGACTGTAATTTCATATCCGTTTGGTTCCACATTGCCTCACGGTTCTGCATAAGGGTTGATGTAGGGTCTGTCTCGAAAATAAACTCGTCATTCCAATAAAACTCCCCTGCTGAGTCAATCCTTAAGAACTCTTTTCTATCAAGCTGGTCGTGGATTGTTGCACCGTCTGAGCTTGTTGCTGTTATCTCTGAGGGGCTATCCGAAAAGGCAAGCCAAAACTTAAACATTACCTCGTATAGCTTCGCGTAAGCCTCATTCTTGAGTGTTCTCTTAGAATCAAGTCGGCCCGCAGCCTGATTGATTGCGTACTGTTTAGCAGTACCCGATGTTGCGGAAGCGTCATATTTACCTTGGTAGGAGTCTGTGATACCTAGCCCTGACTTAGCCCAAGAATAATTTATTTCAAGGTAGTTTTGGTCGTTTCCAACGTTAGGCTGCAAGTTGATTGTGTCTATAAGCTGTTTCTGAGAAGGGTTATCAAGACGTAAGATATTTAACTCTTCTCCGTCCTTCTCTACTTCTACGTCTCTTGGAAGGGTTACGAATGAGCCGCCTTTTAATAACTTCTCGTTTATCTTTGTGCCTAGCTTCTTAATGGTGTCCTGCTGATCCATAATCACAGCCACATCACTACCACCAAGTAAACGATTCTGAGCTGTTATGTTCTTCCTTAAGATAACCGGGTATACGTTGGGTCTGTAATACGGTATCTTTACCTGGGTGCGCTTTATGCTCATCTGAGGCTGGCCCATTTCATCAAGAATAGGATTTCCCATTTCATCAAGCATAGGAACGTTCTCTGCGACTTCGGGCTGTACCATCTGTGAACCGCCACCTGAGATTGTTACCTCAATGGCATCCTGAATACTCTCGTACTCTTCTTTGGTCTTTTTAGCCTTTTTAGAGCCGCATTTAGGACATTTGCCATTTACCATGACTTCACCGCATTTAGCGCATCTATCAAGCCATCTAGCCTCGTATTCGTCTAAATCAAGCAGTTTAACAAAATCACACCAAACAAAAATACCGACGCCACCTTCTTCATTTCGGTAAAACGCGGTATTTACTGTTACGAGGTCTTCATTTGAGCTTGCGCCTTCGATTCCCTCTGTCATTTCGGGATAATCGTTAGAACAGTCCTCAACGTCCTCTCCATATACTCTTTTTACGGTCTTTTTTGTCATTAACTGCTGGATAAAGAAGTAGTCCATATCGTCAAAGTCTGTTACGCCCATCTGAGGAATCACTTTTTTAGGGTGTAACTCCGAGATTTTAAGGTCGCCTATCTCTGAATGTAGGCCCCTTGCTAAATCCCACTCAACCATTGTGTAATCACCACCGATAATAGGTACTGTCCTCTCTTCTGCGTCGTTTACAACGGTCAAATTACACGTTTTCACCTTGTTTTCAAGGAATTTTTCCAGCTTTTTAGCTAAATCATCGTCTTCCGGATGGATCGCTCTTACTTTTGGCATGGGAATTGACGAATCAACCTGCGATTCTATAAGCTCATAGACGATATTCCTAACATTTGTGGCTAATTTCGTGGGATTTGTACCCCTATTTGCGTCCGGGGCTACCTCTCTTGTGCCGTTATAGTACGCTTCATAGGTTTTCATGTTCTTTAGCTCTTTTTCGTACTGTGATTTGCACATTTCAAGGCGATTAGCCCACTTCTGCACGTCTTTTGGCGTTTCT